CTCCATCTGTTGGTGGGCCATCGGTGTCGATGCCCGATTGCTGATCGATGCCGCTTCCGAGTTCGCTGGGGAGCTCGCCTCCGAGCTCCCCAGCGCCTGTGCTTCCCTGCACGGGCATGGCTTACACCTCGCCCTTGCTCTTCACGCCGCCACGCGGGTCCTGCAGGTTGACGCCGAAGTCGTGGTACCCACGCATCCGGATGCCGAGCATGTTGAAGTCCGCGTCGGAGGTCTCGACCGTCGGCGCTTCCTGGCCGTTGAGGAACGCCATCTCGATGACCGGGAGGTCGCTGGGGTCGGCGAGGAGATACCACGCCTTAGCCGAGTTGCCGGTGTAGAGCGCGTTGGAGAGGTAGCGGCTGACCTCGATGCGGAACTTGCCCTGGTGCGGGTTGGCGACGGGGAACTTGGTGTTCGCGGTCGTGTCCCGGAGCTCGACGCTCTTGTAGAGCTGCGTGCCCATCGCCGACAGCGCCGTGGGCACCAGCAGGATCGCGGGCATCACGCCCGTGGGCTTGCCGTCGGAGTCCACGAGGTCCATGAAGGCGACCTCGCCCTTTGTGAGGCCGTCGATGCCGAGCGCGGTGTCCGCCCCCGAGACGAAGTTCTTGTTACCGGCGCTGAAGAATGCGGCGTTGTTCATGAACGCCGTCCAGAAGACGTCGTTGATCTTCAGGCCCGAGCCACGGCCAAGCTTGCGGGGAACCGTGGTGATCGCGCCGAGGTCGTCGTTGATGATGTCGCGGCGGTCGATCGAGAGCATCAGGCCGTAGGTGTCGGCCTTGTTGGTGTACGTCTCCTCACCGAGCGTTCCCTGCTTGAGCTCGCCGCCGGGGGCGACCTGCTCGTACTGGTCCTTGCCAACCAGGCGGTAACTCGTGACGGTCTTGAAGTCGCTGACGTTGCGGACGGCGCAGATGCTCCGCCAGACGCGCTCGACGCTGAAGAAGCCCTCCAGCAGGAACTTGTTGGCGACGTTGGAGAGGATTCCACCCACATCGATGGTGGTCATGCCCGCCTCGATGCCGCGCCCGAAAGCGGCCTCGAGCACGCGGCGGCTGTCGCGGAAGGTACGGCCGGTGTAGCCGTTGGCGATGGCGGCTTCGAAGAGGAGTTCCTGCAGGCCCAGCCCGCCCTGAAACCGCTTGGCGGCGATCTCGATTGCCTGCGTGGAGCAGACCTTCTCGATGCCTTCGAGCTTCGCGCTCTGGAAGCACGCGGCTTCGAGCACCTCGCTGGTCACGCTGGTGTCGGGGGCGTGGATGGCCGGAGCCTTGGGGCGGCTGGCGCGCAGGACCTCGAGCTCGGTGCGTGTGGCATCCCAGTTGTCGCGGATAGCCTGGGCCTCGATTTCACTGTGCTTGCCGCCGCAGACCTTGCGGACGGCTGCGATGCGGGCGGTCTCAGCAAGCGCCGCAGCGCGGACCTGCTCAGGCGTCTGCTCGGTGGCGATGATTGGGGACGGGGTGGGATTGGAAGTCGTGAGATCGTCGGCCATGACGCTGGGCTCCTTGTTCTGACGCGCGGCGATGCTCGCGCTGGTGCGGCCGTCTGCGCCGAGATCCACGAAACTGATCTCGCCGAGCGTGGCCTTGCGGACGACGTTGACCGGGCCGGTGAGTTCCTGGCCGTTGACCGTCGCCTTCTGGTTGTCCTTGATGAACTCGAACTCCTCGACGCTCGCGCCGACGGAGGCTTGCCACGGGAAGCCGTTCCGCGAGGACGCGACGACTTCCTTGGCGGCGCTCGTGTCGCGCGAGATCACGCCCGTCGCCACGAGCTGCCCGGCCTCAACGCGGATCGAATCGGTGTGGCCGACGCCCGACAGCGGGTCGTGCCCGAAGCGGATGGGGCGTGCCTGCGAGGGAACCGCCAGGCCCGCGAGGTCGATCACGACCGGGTGACGCCAGCCCGCGACACGCATCGCGCCGCCGGTGTACGCGACCATCTTGAAGCGGGGGAGAGGCGCAGCCTGCCCATCAGCCGCAGCAACGATGGTGATGTCGGCGGTTGCGGTGAGCGTGAGAGCGGGAATGGTCTTCTTGGGGTCAGCGGTGACTGGCACTGGCGGTCTCCTCATCAACTTGGTCTGCGGGATCGGTGTCCTCGGCGGGCGCGTTCGTGGCCGGAGCGGCAGCCGGTGCGGTTGCCAGCGCGAGCCCGAGTTCGTTCATGAGCGTGAGCTCTTTGGCGCGCTGACGGAGCTCCTGCTCCCAGTCGCGGCCTTGCCGGGCGAACTCCGCGGCGAGCGTGGTCGTGTGATTGGCCAGTCGCGTGGCCTGGGCGTTGGCCTCTTTGGCGGGATCAACGTGCTCGACGCCATCCCAGAACCATGCATGCTCGGGCAAGGTGGCCGCGATGGTCCGCAGGGATTGCGGGAGCAGCCCTTCGACAAGCACGGCCTCGTTGAGCCACGCCTTCAGGATGCGATCGAGCACGGCGAGCTGCAAGTGGTGTTGCTCGACGCGGATGCTCTTGTAGTACACCTGGTGGTCGAGGCGACCGCTGGCGTAGTTGTACCCCGAGGAGTTGCCAGCCGCGACATTGAACGGCATGTTCAGGCAGCGGGCGATCTCGTTGAGGATCTCGCGCTTGAACTCGCCGAACGTCGTCGTCGGCTGCTCGGCATGGACCTGGCCGAGCTTCCAGCCACCGGGAAGGACGGTCGCCAGGCGCTGCTCGAGTTCGACCTCGTCCATCGGCTCCAGCGGATCGGCTTCGCCGTTGGCAGGCGCGTCGGTGTAGATCACGGCGGCGAAGTTGGCGGCAGTCTCGGCGGCCGCGATGGTCGCCAGGGTGTACCGGCGGAGCTGCGCGAACAGCGGGAGCGCCGGCGTGATGTCAGGGATGCCGCGGAGTTGGCCCGGCCGGTCCGGGCGGAAGTAGTGCACGACCGAAGAGGCCGGAAACGTGTCGTAGGCCGTGAGGTCGTCGATGGGCGTGCGGAACACGCCGCTGTCTCCGGGGTGACGCTTGAGCACACGGTACGTGGAGGGGTTGCCCCACTCATCCAGAGCGATGCCGTCGATCTCGTCGTTGCGCCCGCGCCGGAGCAAGGGCGTGCAGACCTGGTCCGCTTCGATGAGCTTGAGATCAAGCGACACGGGCGAGCCCGCCGACGCGATGCCGGGGTTGTTGATCAGAAGCGCGAACGCCTCACCGCTCTCTGCCCGGGACAGCCGCATGGTGCGGAGCTTGCCGGGGAGATCTACGGCCCGCGACCACTGCTCGAACGCGTCCTCGATGCGGGCGTTGGCCTCGGCGTCGCCGGTCAGCATCTGCAGCCGGGGACCGGTGCCGATGGTGTCGTTGGCGAGCGTGAGGACGATGCCCTTGGCATAGGAGTTGTTGGCGACCTCGTAGCGGGCGCGGTTGCGGAGGACGCGACGGACCTCGGGGTTGATGGCAGCGTTGGGCGAGAGGCCGTCCGCATTCGCCCAGTGCTTGCGGTTCTCCGGCGTGGTCTTGGCCGAGTCGAACTTGGCGACAACCAAACGGCGGCCGCCGCGTGCCCCACTTCCGTGCGGAGCATGCGACGCCGCCGGGGAGGAAGAGACGGTGGACGTCCCGCGATGGGGAGCGATCCGGCTCATGATGTTGGCGAGGGCTTTCAGCATGGGCGGGTCAGACAGAACCGGGGGGGACGATCTTGGCGAACTTGATGCCGAGGCCGGGCTTCCTCGCGGCGTCCTTGGACGCGAGGTAGCGATCGGCCTCGATCTGGTCCTTCAGCGGGTGCTGTTCGACTGATTGACCGTCCACCGACGCCTTGGCGGGCTGCGACGCGGCGTCGCGGAGGGCCTGGTCGGGATCCGGAGATGGTGGGGCGTCGGGCACAGCAGGCTCCTCGTCTCGAAGCGACGAGACGTCTCCCGGCTACATACGCCGTCGCTGGAGCCGCTGTCCGCTTTGCGGAGCGCCTGGGTCAAGTCATTCGATAGATCGAACGGGCTACGCCTGGGCTTCCCTGGTCGAGACACGCCGCGCGCAGTGCCGGCACTCCCGCCGGCGCACAATCGCACCGGCAACCCGCTTGAGGTAGATCACCCGGAAGTGCTGGCATCCACAGACACGACACACCAGCCCGAGGGGCTGGTCCTTCTCCGTCGGGACGACTCGCCGCACGCGTGGCATCAGCGACGGTCTCCTCGGATGGCCGACAGTCGAATGCGTGGCCGGTTGGGCGCTCGGGCATCAGTGCCAAAGAGCACCGCACCCTGCATGGACGCGGCGACCGCAGTGCCTACCAACCCGTCGAGCCAGTGATTGTCGAGCCCTTCGACACGGAGCTTCCACTCGTCCACGGTGCGGCCCCGGCCCTCTGTCCGCACGCGGTATTCGCTGGTGAGATGCTCCGACAGGAGCCGGTGCTGCTCGGGCTTCTGCCCGAACAGCGAGAGACCTCCGGGATCGCCCATTGGCACCGCGATGCGTGCGTGCACAAAGCTCTTCCAGTAGTTGGTATCGAACAAGACATGCCGCACCGCGCGCTTCCCGTTCACAATCGGCACACGCCAGTTCAGGCCGACACGCTCGCCGCGCTTCCGCTTGTAATCGCTGAACGGCAGGCTGCTCGCGCCGACATAGCGTCCGTGGCTGGGTGTCAGCACGCTCGCGTGCGGGCTCTGGCGACAGAACTGATAGACCACGTCCGTCGACGAACCCCAGTTGGCGTCGATCAGGCATCGGTCGATCCGCACCATCGCGCCGTCGTCGCGCCGCCACTCGCGAGCAACCGTCGCCTCGATGAGACGCTCCAGGCCGCCGTAGATCGCGCCTTCGACGCCGGCGCGGGGCGACGCGGCCGCAAGCGTCCGGCGCACATCCCGAAGCGTGAAGTACGCCTGCTTCTGGTCCGGCTCGGTGCCATAGTCGATGATGTGCCCCGTGAAGTCGTCTTCCCAGGCGGCAACGAGGTAGAACAGTGCCTTGCCCTGCACGTCCACGAACATCGTCAGGTGTGAGCACTCGAGTGGGACAAGCCCGCGGGCGTGCCCGTTCACCTTCGCTGCGATCTGGTCGGCGCTCAGAAGGTCGTCCGCGACCTCAACCTCCGGCAGCGGCTCGTTCTGGTACTCGGCGAAGAATGCGGCCTCGTTCTGCAGCCGCAGGTTCATCGCGTGCTGCACCGCCGACAACTCGTCGTGGTTGAACCTCTCCGGCCAGGCGATGACCGCTCCCTCATCCATCGCCGTCCGGTGCTTGCCGTAGAACGCCGTGGCATCGATGATCCCCCGATCGGCGCGAAGCCCCTCGGCTCGCACGCGGGCGTACTCGGCCCAGAGCTTCTCGCTCTTGGGGAACGAATAGACCATCTTGGTCCGCTCGCCCTGCCATTGCGGGTGCTTGTCGCGGTCGAGAATGCGGTCCGCCAGATCGTCAGGGCGGACCACCGTCAGCGTCATCAGGCCAGCGATCTTCCGTCCGGGCCCGGCCATGCCCAGGATCGCGCCCGCGAGAACGCGCTCTCGGTTAGCGCACTGCGAAGGAGAGCGGGCGCTCTCGTCGGTCTGCGGGTCGTCGATCAGCACGAGCGACGGGCGGACGCTCACACCATCGACACGCTTGTGCTTCATGCCACGGATGCGGCCCGTGATCCCCGCGACACGGATGATCGCCCCCGATGCCGCGGAGCCCGGGATCGTGGGCAGCACGATCTCTCGCGCGGTCCACCCGATGTGGGTCTGCTTGCCTTGGTAGAGCTGCCCTGAAGCCCGCTGGTGGATGCCTTCGAGCGAGCGGATCGGGTGGCAGACCTCTGGGAAGTCGCCGCCGAGGATCTCGCTGTTCTCCAGCTCCGCCTTGATCGAGTCGAGCATCCCGGCCGCGTGCTCCTCGTCCGATCCCACGAGCGCCACGAACTCCCGGTGCCCGTACACCAACGCCCACAGACACGCGATCTCGCACAGCGAGGTCTTGCCTGAGCCGCGAGGCATCGCCATCGCAAACAGCCCGCCCTCGAGCACGGCCTGTTCGATCTTGGCGATGACCTTGAGATGATCATCCGACCACTTCAGGTGAAATGTCTGCGGGAAGTACGCCTCACAGAAGAACCTGAAGTCGCGGGCCGCCTTCGCCTTCCTCGCCGCGTCCGCGACTGGAGGCAAATCGCCAATGTCCCGTCCCGACAGCGACAGCATCGCGTTGCGGAGCCGGGCACGCTCCTTCATCGCGTCGTAACCAGTCAGTCCTTCAGGCGCATCGGCAGCCTCGGCGATCGCCTCGTGCCGCGTGGTCACCAGCCATGCGACGTACCTGAACAGATCGACCTTGCCTGCATCGCCGTCGGCCGCGACGCGGAACCCCGCGCGCGTGCGATGCCGGTGGAGCTGACGCTCGCTGATCACCTCGCCCAGCGGTGTGCTATTGAGCAACCGCGCGAGTTCGCCTGGCTTGAGTTTGCGCGGGTCAATCGCCACCGGCAGACATCTCCTTCACCAGCCACGCGGCGTAGTGCACGAGGTTGACCGAGCCATCTGCGTTGACGGGCGCGCCGGCATCGATGTCGGCGCGGAGCATGGCGTCCGTCACGGGCTTGCCGCCCAGCCGCGTGAGCACGCGGGCGGCGTCCGCCACGGGCAGCGCCGCCGGGTTGAGCCGGGACATTCCCTGTCCCCCCGCCGCTGGCCCGGAACTAGGCGCGTGTTCGGGAGTCATCGCGGACCTCCCGCGTGGACTTGCCCACATGAGCGGAAGAGTTGCCCACATGTCACGGAATCATTGAGAAATGAAGGCCGAACGCCTTGCCTGTTGGCCGGATGCCGACGAATGTGTGTCCAACGCGAGCGGGAACAACGCACCCCCCGCACGCGACGGAAACCACGAACATGAACGCGACCACGAAGACCACGCTCGACCTCGCCAAGACCCTCGCCAAGAGCGGGTTCCACATCCCCGCGCTCGAGATCCACACGCCCGACGGCCGCACCTGGAACATCGCGACGGTTCCCGCCGGACGCGGCCGCCACCTCGACGGGCACTGGGGACCGCGCCCCGGAGCGCTGGGCGGCTTCCGCCTCTTCGAGATC